TTTATTAGGTATTGAAGACGGAGAGGGACCGATAAACGATTTACAGAGAAACGTAGTGCAGGGGTTAACTTGGGCAATTTCAAATTTGGGGTTTGTTGTTGATGTAATTGCGTTTGCGTTCAATGAAAGGTGGACGGAGATGAAATTATTTGTTGGCGGTGCTACTGACTTTATGGTTGGATATTTAACAATATTAGGGAACGGAATAAAGTTGTTTGCAAACGAGGCGATGTTAGCGTTAGCAGATGTACCGATAATTGGAAAAGCAATTAACAAGGCAGAGGTTGAGGCAAATATTAATGAGGCAAAAGATGCGTTAGTAAAAGGAACGGAGAGAATACAAGCGGGGGTCGAGAAGTTTAAACAAGCGGCAGTTAATCGTGTAACGGCTATCGCAAGATTTGCCGCCACACAAGAGGGTAAAGCCGAAAGAAAGGAACAAGCTAAACAAAATAAGATATTAAAAGCCCAAAAATTACAACAAGAAAAGGAAAGCGAAGAGGATAGAAAAAAGAGATTAGACGAGAGAAAAAAGGAGTTAGAAAAATTAGCTAAAATTGAGCAAAAGTTTGCAAAACAATCGGAGGATTTACAAGACACCACAGACCTTGCAAAAGCACAAAGAAAAAGACAGAGAGCATTAGAAGAGATTAATGCACTTAAATTAACGGAGACAGAGAAGAGGGAAGCGATAAAGTCGGTTAATGATTATTACGACCAAATAGAGGCAGAGGCGAAAATATCAGATGACGAAAAGGAAAAGGAGGAGAGAGCCAAAAAACAAGAGGAGAGAATAAGTGAACTCGCTTTAACAAAAGAAGAGGAGGCTTTGGCTTTTGAAGAGCAGAGGTTATTATTGAATGAGAGAAGACAAGCGATATTAGATGACGAACTGCTTTCGGAGGAGCAGAAAATGGAACTAATGGAAGGGATTGCCGAACAAGAGGCAGAACTTGAACAAAGAAAACGTCAAGAGAAATTACAAACATTAAACAACATCGTAAAACTTGCAGGAGAAGAGAGCGCGGTTGGTCGGGCGGCTTTAATTGCAAAACAAATGTTGGCGGCACAAGAGTTGTTAACGGATTTAGGGGTTATTAAGTCAAAAGCAACCAAAGCATCAGCATCGGCAGGTTTAGAGGCGGCAGAAAGTGGCTCGGCGGCTTCGACAGGTTTTGCTAAAACATTAGCATTAGGATTTCCTGCGGCGATTGGGCCATTGGTTGGTTATGGAGTTGCGGCGGCGGGTATAATTTCGGGAGTTATGAGTGCAACCAAAAAAACCAAAAAGGTTGCAACGTCTTTGGGTGGACAATCAAAAGGGGGTGCATCAGTTAGTTTACCAACGGCAGGCACAGGTGCTCAATCTACACAACAAGCAACACCAAGTTTTAACATTGTGGGGAGTAGTGAAACAAACCAATTAGCAGATGCAATAGCGGGACAAACACAAGAACCTATACAGGCATACGTTACCTCAAATGATGTAACATCTGCACAGAGTTTAGACAGGAACATTGTACAGGAGGCAGGACTCGGTTAAACACAAAAAATAAAAAATAAAACGTTATACAAATATGAAAATAGTTGAGTTAATTTTAGACGAAGAGCAAGACAATTTTGTTGAGGCAATTTCTGTTGTAGAAAACCCTGCGATTGAGGAGGATTTTATTGCATTGAAAACAGAAACAAAAGAGTATAAATTTACCGAAGTCGATAAGGATAAAAAAATTTTAATTGGACCCATATTAATACCAAACAAACCAATTTATAGAAAAAATAAAGAGGAGGAGTATTACATTTATTTTAGCAGGGAAACTGTTAGGAAAGCTTCACAGTTATATTTAAAACAAGGTAACCAAAGTAACTCCACTTTGGAGCATAATAGTACAATAGAGGGTTTAACGCTTGTTGAGAGTTGGCTTGTGGAGGATAAAAAAAATGACAAGTCAAATATGTATGGAATGGATTTACCACTCGGTACTTGGGTTGGTGCAGTTAAAGTGGATAACGATGAGGTTTGGAATGATTATGTTAAAACAGGAAAAGTAAAGGGGTTTTCTATTGAGGGCTACTTTGCTGATAAAGCAGAATTGAGTCAAGTCGATGAAGAGGAATTATACGCAGACGAGGTTTTAAAGGAATTAAAGGACGTTTTAAGAGGTGTTCAGTTAGAAACGTATAATGATTATCCACAAGGAGCAGTAAACAATGCAAAACGGGCAATAAAGTGGAAAGAGGAGAATGGAAGTGATTGCTTAACACAGGTGGGTTGGACGAGAGCAGGACAGTTGAGTCGAAAAGAAAAAATTTCAAGGTCAACGATTTCAAGAATGGCAAGTTTTAAAAGACACCAACAACATAAAGATGTACCTTATTCAGAGGGTTGCGGAGGTTTAATGTGGGATGCTTGGGGAGGTTCGGCAGGTGTAAATTGGGCTATTAGTAAATTAAAAGAAATTGACAATGCGTAATAGAGGATTTAAAACACCAAGTAAGTCAAGCCCACGAAATGGACGTAGGGGTTGTTTATGTCCCGACGGTACTTATAGCACAAAATGTTGTGACGGAAGTTTACAGGCGCAAGGAATTGGTCGTATAACTGCATTGCCAACAGAAGATTATTTAGCAAAAGAGGATAGCAATTTAATATTGCAAGAAGATAATTTTAAAATAAAAATATAATGGCAAACTCAAAAATAAGTGAATTACCAATAGCAACAGAATTACAGGGCGGAGAATTGTTTGCAATAGTTCAGAATGGAGTGACTAAACAAACTACATTAAATGACCTACATAATTATATAATACCGACTAGCTTAACAGTTGTTAAAGATACTACTGTCAATTTGAGCGATGCAGAATATCAAAATACTATTTTAGTTCGTTTAACTTGGGAGGGAGATAATGGAGATATGACACTTAATTTACCAAGTGCTGCTAGTAATGTAAACAGAATTATTAGGTTTATTTCTAATGGTGGATATGCAACAGCAACAAGAACTAATTTAACCCCTATTGGTGGCGATACATTGGACGGTTCTACAAGTGCCTATGTAATTAACAAAGCGTATGAGGGCATACAAGTATGGAGTGACGGAGAGCAATGGTTTATTATTCAGAAAAAGGCTTAAACGCAAATTTTTTTTTATTAATCGTTAATTAAATATAAACATAATTTTTATGAATGCAACAGACACAATAAACAGAGTAAAAGCCGTTTTAGGCTTAACGGTGTCTTTGGAACAAATGAAACTTGATAATGGTACTGTAATTGAAGCGGATAGCTTTGAGGTGGGACAATCGGTTTTTATTGTTACAGAGGACGAAAAAGTTGCTCTACCTGTTGGCGAGTACGAATTGGAGGACGGAACTAAACTTGTAGTTGAAGAGGAGGGCGTTATTGCTCAATACGGAGACGAAGAGGTTGAGGAAGTTGAAGAGGAGGAAGCTGACGAGGTTGAAGCAGAGGACGAGCAAAAAGAAATGGGCTACGTTTCAAAAGAGGAATTTATTACTGCTTTGGAGGAAGTTATTGCAATGATTGAGGAGTTGAAAACTGACAAAAAAGAAATGTCGGAGGAAACCGAAACAGAGCAAACGGAAATGGCAGAGGAGATTGTTGAAGAGGTTACAGAGGAAGAGGTTGAGTTAAATTCTCAATTATCAGAACCTGCGACAGAACCTTTAAAACACGCACCAAAAGAGGAGTCGAAATTTACTCCAAAATTTAAATTTAACAAGAATACACAAAAGTCGGCTTATGACGTTATAGTCGATAAAATTAACAATTTTAAACAAAAATAAAAATGGCAACATCAACATCAATTTCAACAACTTATGCAGGACAGTTTGCAGGGGAGTATATCGGGGCAAGTTTACTTGCAGGTAACACTTTGGCTAACCAACTTGTAACGATTAAACCTAACATCAAATTAAAAGAGGTTATTAAAAAAGTAGATTACAGTTCGGCGATTGCGGCGGCTGATTGTGATTTCGACCCACAAGGAGGAGTTACTTTAACAGAGAGAATTTTAGAGCCTACTGAATTACAGGTTAACCTACAATTATGTAAAACTCCGTTTCAATCAGATTGGGAGGCAGAGTCAATGGGCTTTTCAGCACACGATAACCTACCAAGTAAATTTTCGGATTTCTTTATTGCAAGAGTTTTAGGCGATATGGCATCAGTAACAGAAGCAGACATTTGGAGCGGTACAGGTATCGGTGGAGGTTTTAAAGGGTTTACTACTCTATTCGCAGAGGCTGAATTTGGAACAGACGGAGGTCAAACTATCGCACCTGCGGCAATTGATGCGACTAACGTAATTGCTGAATTAAGAAAAATTACAGATGCAATGAACAGTTCTTTGTATGGGAAAGAGGGAGTATTACTTTATGTTTCTCAAAACATCGCAAGAGCATACGTTCAAGCATTAGGAGGTTTCGCTGCTAACATCGGTGGTGCAGGTATCGATAACAAAGGTGCTATGTGGTATAATGGAGGTGCAGGACTTTCTATTGACGGAGTTCAAATAGTTGTAGCAAATGGTCTTGCTGATAACAGAGCAGTATTGGCTGAAAAGTCAAACTTATTCTTTGGCACAGGACTATTAAGCGACCATAATGAGCTGAAAGTTTTAGATATGGCGGACATCGACGGAAGTAAAAATGTGAGATTTGTCGCACGTTACACCGCAGGAGTTCAGTACGGAATTGCATCGGATATTGTTTATTACGGAGCATAATTTTCAATGGGTGGGGAAACCCACCCTTTTATTAATATTTAAAAAAAAAATAACAAATGGCTTGTACACTAAACAAGGGACGATTAGAGCCCTGCAAGGATAGCGTTGGAGGATTGCAGGCAGTTTATTTTATCGACTACGGAACATTAGGAGCAATCAGTTATGCTACCGATAGTGATGAGATTACTGCATTGGCAGGAACACCTACGGCTTACAAATATACATTAAAAGGAAACTCAAATTTAGAGCAAACGATAACATCAAGTCGGGAGAATGGAACTACATTTTACGACCAATTGCTTACTTTAACTTTGAAAAAATTGAGTCCACAATCACACGATGAGTTGGCTTTAATCGCAGTTGCAAGACCTCACGTAGTTGTTGAGGATAATAACGGAAATGCATTTTTAGTCGGTACAGAATGGGGAGCAGATGTAAATGGCGGTACGGTTGTAACAGGTGCGGCAATGGCTGATTTGAGCGGTTACACTTTAACGTTACAAGGAATGGAAAAGAAACCTGCAAACTTTTTGAGTGGTGGAGTTTCGGGAGTTGGAATTACAGTTTCTACTAATGAAATTGATGATATTTAATATCAACTAACTAATAATTATAAGAGGGTAGCCGAGAGGTTGCCCTTTTTTTTATACCTATTCGGGTATAATAGAGACTTAAAAGCACGTTTTATACCTTTTGGGGTATAATTAATACCTTTTTACAAACTATTAGTATGTTAAAATGTACATTTTTAAACCTTTTGTACGTTATTATGTACGTTTATTAACCGTACGTTTTTAAACCTTTTGTAAATTTTTTTATTTTTTTTTTACAAATGCTTGTGGTTATCAAAAAATGTTTATATCTTTGTAGTGTTAATAATAATTAAAAAGACAAATATTATGAAAACAGTTAGAGAATATTTACAAGAGGAATGGAATGAGAATAATGGTCATATTACCAAGAAATCAATATTAAACAATTCTTGTGATAGAATTGGTAGCTATCAAACTTATGCAGATATTGAGGGTATGTATATGGCAGTTTATTCTTTTTGGGACCACAATGTTGAGCATTTTGATACAGTAGAAAATGAAAAGTGGGTAGGGTACGAACTTCACGTAGACGGTCAAAAACAAAATTGGCTATTAAAAAATTATGGCGTAAATACAATAAAGCTTATCGTACCACAATGGGTTATGAATTTAAAAGTTAATAATGAAAGACACGCTTCGAATATGTTTAATAAATATTTGAAAAGATTATAAATAACTAAAAACAATAATAACTAAAAGACAAAATTATGAAGACAGTACAAGATTACCAAGAGTTAAGAAATGAATTAGTAAAGATTAGAGTTGAACATAAAGAGTTCGGACTAGACCCGAACTTTATTTCAGTTAGAGCAAGCGGAATGAATTGGAGAGAGGCTAAAAAAATAGGAATGAAGAAAGATTACTATTACGGGTGGGTTTTTTATTCTACGGCAACTAATTCAAATGGTTATGACCTTTACGAAAAAATAAAACAAGCTTGTGAGGGTTTTAAGTTGTCAGTTATTGAAAGACAACTATAAGAGAATACAAACACAAATAGTTATAACCTTTAACCTTTACAGAAATGTAGGGGTTTTTTTTTGTGTT